GAATCTTATTATGGACTTAGAAAGAAACGTTTGGAAGGGCAATGATATTGATAAGACTTCAGACAAAGAACAAACCCACGCAAGTGACGCGCTAGGATATGCCATAAATCGCTTATATCCGGTGCGTAGACGCGTAATGGTGTCAAAGTCGTGGTAATGTTCATCTTGGGTATGTCGTTGTCTTTTAACGCAATATTTGCGTTCTTGTATTTTTACGGAAAACACGTAGAAAGAAAACACCATAGCGATATAAAAGAATTTTTGGCGACTAATTACACTAAACAAAATCAATGGACTTTTTATGACAGTTAATGACGTAGTACTTCCCGACCATTCGGAACAACTTGTTCTTGAGTCGATAAGACAAGCACATAATGGACTTCAAGCGGAGGAAGACGCAGAAAGAGCGACCGCTTTAGATTTTTACTATCACGATAACGTTGACCAACATATTGAACAATACTTTTCCCCTTCCACATTAAATCAAGTACCGGTATTTCCGCAAAAGGTTGTTCCACGCTTTGCAAGAGCGCGTCAAATGTTATACAAGAAACCGCCTAAAAGAATGATAAACGGTGAACAAGCGCAAGAATATCTTGCATTGACACATCACTTGGATTCTAAGTCGCAAGAATACACCGAAACAACTTGGTTGACCGGTTGTATGGGTTTTCGCTCTAAGTGGGTAAATAATAAAGTTCAATATGATCTTATTCCATTCTTTAAAAGATATTACAAGGATGGCGATTCAGAACCGTTCGCGGTATCATATGAAGTAGGTCGTGATTATAATAATAACAGAATATTTGTTTATTGGTCAGCCGATAGGGACGGCATAGAAGGAAAACATTTTAAATATGACCAAGCCGGTCGTAAGATAAGTGTCACAGAGAATGACCGCAATCCGTATGGAATATTACCGGTAACCTTTGCAGAATATACAAGCGCAGCGCACGACGTAGTTCGCGCAGCCGTTCAAATAGGTATTGTTAACACAGAGATTGCACTTGCCACACGTTTTGCGTTTGGTCAACCCGTTGCAACCGGTATCGATGAAGCAACGCATATGAAGCTTGGTATTGACCGCGTTTTATTGATGCCGCCTGAAAGTTCGTTCTCTTTTGTAAGTTCCCCGGCCAACCTTCTTCAAATGATAGAAGTTTCTAAAAGCTTTGCAAATCAAACGGCTGTAAATAATCATCTAAGAATTAAATGGGATGAATCAGGCAACGCACCAAGTGGAACCGCATTGCGCTTGATGGAAATGGAAAACCTTGAATCGCGTCAAAGTGATATACCTAAATGGAAAGATTGGGAGAGCGAAAGATATGAAGTTGATCGTCAAATTATTCGTGTTCATACGGGTAAAGATATGGGCGAAAATTATTATGTTGACTTTGCGGAAGTAGAATACCCACTTGACCAAGAAAAAGAATTTAAACGCCTTGAGTTTATGCTTGACAAGGGATTGATGGATAGAACCGATCTAATAAGATATTTTAATCCTGATATTAGTCAAGAAGACCTTGAAGCATTGATTGCTCGTGTTGACGAAAATAATCAAGTGGAAGAACCCGCAAGACCACAAACCGCAATTGAAAGGATATTAGGTGGCTGATCCGGTCAATACATTTATGACTCAAATCAAGAACGTTGAAAAACGTTTACTTGATGACTTGCGTCGTGTTGCACAAGAATTAGACAAATTTAGCGATACGGAATTAATTCAGATTGCAAGGGAGTTGGATTTCTTTCAAGAGCTTCTTGATAAAGGCTATACTGATGCGGTCAACGGATTAATGGAAGCTTATGAATCCGACTTGTCAAAGATAAACCAAGAAGCCACAAAACGTGGCGTTAAAAAAATAGCGGGAGCCTCTGTTGCGCAACTTCAATTATTACAAGACTTAGAAGCTGAGAGATTGCTTGGCAAAGCTTCAGCTTATGCAAATGACTTAAAAGACGGATTGTTCAAAGGAATCATATCAGGCGAAAGACCTTCTTCGATCGTAAATCGCTTGTCGGAAACTGTTAACCTTGAAACACGCCAATTGAATGTTGCGGTTGCTGATGGAATTAGGCAATTCGACGATTTAGCAAGACAAAAGGTTTATGAGGATATAAAAGTAAACTGGACATATGTTGGCCCTGAAGATGAAAGAACGCGCGATATATGCAGGAACACTCTTGACAATGAACCAGAAGAAGGTTACACGGAGGAAGAAGTCCTTGCAAGCGATACCCCGTTTGGTTTGCGGGGTGGATTTAATTGTCGACATTCTTGGGAGTTAAAAGAATGAAGGCGCAAAACATTTTATCAATACCAAAAAAGATTTGGGCGACCATTGGTGGAAAAACAGTTACAAGGATTGTAAAAGATTCAGATAAGGGATTCGGAACGAATGAGAGCACTAAAAAAAGATACAAGTTCCCTAGATACACTTCAAATTATTCAAAAAACAAATCAGAAGGAAAAGCCGGGCCAAAGGGTGTTTCAAAGTCAAGGCAAGTAAGCCCTCCCAACCTACGTTTAACAGGAATAATGTTAAACAGTATAAAAGCAGATAAAGCGACGAATGTGGGTGTTGATATTGTATTTCGCGACGGATTGAAGGTAAAAGGGAATGCGGATAAAGGGCGAAATATTTTCGGTGTTAATGATGTAAACGAAAAGAAGATTGTAAATGAATTAAGCGGATATATAAGTCGGAATTTAAAAAAATACGCAAGCAAAAAGGTTAGTATTAAAATTGGATAATTTTATTAATAACAACGAGGAGGCATAAAAAATGTCAGAATCAGCGCAAGAAAACGTGCAAGAAAACGCCGAAGCAAACGGCAACGAGTTGACCGCTAAAGGTCAGACCACAACCGACACTTCCGGGCAGTCGGATTTGTTAAGAGAAGTTATGGCAAAGAAAGATAAGATTCGAGGACTTGAATCACAACTTGCCGAACTTCAAACAAAAGAAGAAAAAAGACGACAAGAAAGAATGCAACAAGACGGGAAGAAAGACGAATTGATAGCAGAACTTCAAAGTCAAGTTGAATCATTGTCGCCTTTTAAAGAACGCTTGGAAACTTACGAAGCAAATCGCCGTCAAGCACTGCTTGAGCGTTTGCCTGAATCAAAACAAGAAAAGTTCAAAGGACACCCAATTGATGTATTGGAAGACCTCGCTAATGAATACGCTACCGCAACACCGGTCAAGGTTGATAATCAATCTCCCGGTTCATATGGTGGGTATACTTCTATGAAAGAATGGGCCGAAAGCGATCCGAAGGGTTATAAACAAAGTACTCGGATTAAAAAAGGGATTATGATTGGCTATGGCAAATAAGTATAAACCATTCGGAGTTGATCTCGATCCAAAGGGAGATTTGAAAGAAAAGAATCTTCCGGACGGAGATATTCACGCTACAATAAAAGGCGAGAAAGTACCATACGAAACAATGATCGACGAATTAGAAGAACGAGCGAACAATGCACAACGTGGAAAACGCGTATCAACCAAAAAGTATTTTGGCGGTTGGGTTCCTCCAAATAAAAGTAAAGGACTAAAAAATGGCTGAAACCGATACCGGAGTAGCCCAAGGTGGTCTGGATAAAGTCATTGGAGATGCAATTATTGCCTTCAATGAAACCAACGTTATGTTCCCCTTGGTCTCCGTTAAACAATGCCCTCCGGGCGCAATAACCGTTCAATGGCCTGAATACAGCGCAGTTGCTTCTTCAGCAGTAGGCGCAGCCACAGACGGTGCAGACTATTCAACAGTAACAAGCATTACAACAACAGCAAGAACCGCGACCGTATCTGAACACGTTATACGTGCAGACGTGACCGACCTTGCAGTAATGGGTAACGCTGACGACATCGCGGGTAATACCGGCGCAATCTTAGGAAACGCCGTAGCTGCGAAGTTAGATGCAGACTTGACAGCACTTGGAAAGTCATTTTCACAAACAGAAGCCGGAGCCGGAACTGCTTTAACACTTGACCACATCTTTGGTGGATTAAGACAGTTAAGAGCTGCAAACGCTCCCGCGCCTTATAACTTGGTTATGAGTGACAAAGGAATCTTTGGGCCAAAAGGTTTACAAGGATTACTTGTTGACGTTGCCGTGACCGGTTCAAACGCAAAACCCGCTTCACTATTAGGCGAACAAGGGCAAGAATTCTTGTCACGTGGATTCGTTACTTCACTTGGTGGAATCGATATCTATTTCTCAAATGAGATTGATGACGATGTTGCATCCGGTGGCGATACCGCTTCCTTTATGTTCTCAGCCGGTGCGATGGGATTAGCGGTTGGCCCTGAAGGTCTAATGCGTATTGAAACAGAAAGAAACGCTTCTTTCCGTTCTACTGAGTACGTTGCGACCGGTTTTTGGGGCGAAGTCGAAGTAAAAGACGCTTTTGGTGTAACTATACTTTCAGACGTTAGCTAAATAAAACAATGATATGGGGCGGTTTATCCGCCCCTATCTTGGGAAAGAAAAAGAAATGTATTTTAAAAAAGAATCAGGAATAATTTTCGAATACGACAAAGAACGTCACGATCTAAAATCTTTGAAAGAACGTTTTATTGAATGCGATAAGGACGGAAAAGAGATTAAAAAGAAAAAAGATAAAAAGGCTAAATAATGGCTTTAGGAAGTAAAAGACATATAAATTCAGTATTGAAAGAATACTTCCTTGATGTAGCCGGGACAACCAATGCAATGTCATTCAATGACGCTATGAGGGCGGGATTGCAAGAACTTGGATACACCGGAAGTTTGATGCAGATGTTAAAGACTTGGGCGAATGATCTTGAAGGCCCGGGCGTTTCAAATCTTCCGATATCTGTTGCATTGAAAAAAGCCGGTCAAAACTTAGTTGGCGAAGACATTCACGACGTGACCGAAGGATTGAAAGAACTCGGCGAATACATAACCTTTGGCAGTATTTTGACAAAATTTGAAGAAGAAAAAAGAAAATTTGCATTTATTGATTAAACCGCACGGAATAGCCGTGCAACTTATCTTATGGAAAGGAGATAAAAAATGGCAGCATTAGGCTCACAAAGCATTGCTTCCTCATACGAACAACTTTTACACGTTGACGCGGATGGAGGAGGAAATGGCACAACGCACGTTTCAGTAAAAGACGGCGACAACGGAACAACATTTGGATTCACAATAGCAACCGATGCGTTGATGATGACCGGAACAAATCGCTTAGAATTTGGCGATACCGGAACATATATACATCAAAGCGCGGATGGTGTACTTGATCTAGTATCCGATACAGAATTAGAATTAAACGCAACCACGATTGATATGAATGGAGCGGTTGTGCAAGATGGCGGAAATTTTACAATAAATGAAGATTCGGGAGATTACGATTTCAGAGTTGAAGCAAACGGGAACGATAGTGCTTTGGTTATGGATGGAGGTCAAGGATTTGTTGGAATAGGAGCATCAAAACCTGGTTATATAAACGCGGATGATTCTTCGGGTAACGGCGACCATAGAGGAGGAAATACACAAACAACTTCAGGAAGTGGCGGTTTGTTACACATTAACGGACTTGTTCCAAGAATAATTTTGGAAGATACCGGAGACAATCCCCATTATGCAATTGAAGCGCAAGACTATTTTAGAATTATTGAGGTTTCTGATAGTGCAACCACAGAAACATCAAGATTAAACATTGCAAGTGATGGAGTTGTCACAATAACCGCAGGAACAGTCACTTCAGATAAAGAATTAAAAGAAAATATTGAGCCAATTAATAATGGTCTTAACATAATTAATCAACTTGAAGGAAAGACATTTACTTGGAAAGATTCGGCAAAAATGCCAAAAGGGACAAAATATGGTTTAATTGCGCAAGAAATTGAAAAAGTTTTGCCAGATTTAGTGTATGAAAATGGCGGAATTCACGAAAAAGAAGACGGAAGTTATTATAAATCTGTAAATATGGACGGTGTAATTCCAATTTTAATTCAAGCAGTGAAAGAATTATCTTTAATTGTTGATGAGCTTAAAGAAAAAGATTAATTCAAACAGGGAGGCAAAATGCAAAAAGAACGTATTGAGCAACTAAAGAAACAAAGAGAAGCCTTAAAAATGAATTTAAATGAATTGAATTATTTAATTGAAGGCTATGAAAAAGCTTTAGAAGCACAAGAAAAGAAAAATAAAAAAGATGACAAAGCCAGAAACTGAACAATATCGAACCGATATAGTTGAAAGATTAGCAAGGATAGAATCAACACTTGAAGCAGTACACAAAGAAGCAACGGACACAAAACTTGAGATTCAAATGCAGAATGGACGCGTTAGAGCTTTAGAAAATAAAATGTCAGCGATTCAAGGTGTCGGATCGGTATTGTCGGTTATCTTTGGCGGATTCATCGCATATTTATTCAAAGGAGAATAAAATGTTGGATTGGTTTAATTGGACAAATTTCTTTTATTTGATGGGATTGGTTGTAGCTGGTGGTGCGACAATGGTCGGTTTAAAATACAAGAAACTTGTTGACGAATTAAAAGAAGTTTTCAAAGCATTACAAGAAGCGTATGAAGATGACGGCAAACTTGACAGCGAAGAACGCAAACAGATAATGAAAGAGATTTTAGACGTTATGGGCGCACTTTTAAAGATAGCTTGGAAAAGATGACATTTGATGAAATAATAGATCACGTCTTAGAATCTGAAGGCGGTTATGTGAATGACAAGGACGACGCGGGTGGCGAAACCAATCTTGGCATATCTAAAAAAGCATATCCGGACTTAGATATCAAGAATCTTTCTGTTGAACAAGCTAAACAAATCTATTACGAAGATTATTGGGTTCCGTCAAAAGCTGAACAACTTCCAAATCAATTACGCGAAGTTTACTTTGATATGGTTGTCAACTTTGGAAGGCGAGGAGCTGCGAAAGTCTTACAACAAGCTTGTAATGGAAAAAACACTTACAAGATAAAAGAAGATGGATTAGTTGGCTCGGCTACGATCGGAGCTTGTAAAAACCTTGAGCCTGACAGATTGAGAGCTTATCGCGTTTTAAAATTTGCAAAGATAGTCATCCGCAAACCTTCACAAGAAAAGTTTTGGTTTGGTTGGTTCCGTAGGGCGGTCAAAGTATGAACCTTGATGATAATATTCGCGTAATAAAAGAAAAGGCCGGGAAGATAGATATAAACGCCTTAAACGATGAACCTAAAAGACATTACATCGACATTGTTGAACTATTAGCATTGATAAACGATTTGGAAATCCCGGTCAAAATAAATATGCAAGAAAAAAATAGGATTACATATTATGAGTAGTTATGAAGCAGTTTACGCGAATTCAACAACGGATTTGCAATATATAGAACCAAATATAAATAATTATAATATGCGTCGTGTATTGCAAAGCGATTGGCAATCTTCCGGAACAACTGATTTATATTATCTTTATTCTTCCGGTCACGTGACACAACTATTTAAAGATGGCGAAGAATTAACTAGCGTAACCGATACACCAAACGCGAATAAAGAATACAATTATAATTCATCAACCGGATTACTAAGTTTGTTTTTGACCAATTCATCAACAACATTATTGAATAGTTCTGTAATTGAAGGCGGTCGCGATTGGGAAGACTTAAAACTTGAAGCAGTTAAAAAAGCTTCTGATATGGTGCGAAATATCGTGCCTTTTGGAATCTATCCGCGTAAAGGTGTTGGAATGGAATCAGCAACCGGAAATAATTGGCCCGAACTAATTGTCAGAAGTACCGCAATAATCGCTTGTTCTGATCTTGTTCGTCCTTTTGACTTTGAAAAATCAGAAGAAATATTAAATAAAGCAATGAATCCCGAAGGAACCGGCTTTTTGGATATGATAAGAAAAGGCGAAATCGCTTTATATCAAGATGAAGGAATGGCGAAACACGATGGCATTCTTCGTGAGATATCAATCAATGCAAGTTCAACCGGTTCAATCATTGATGTCAAAGGAACGCCAAGCGTTGATTGGGATGTTGTAAAAATTATCATAACAACCGCCGGGACATTTGCTACGGGTTCGGCTTCTTCTGTTAAATATTCAACGTTTGTTTCTGACGATACCGGATTGAAAACATCAATTGTAAAAGATGCCGAGATAATTGACGGATCATTCCAAGATGTAGGACGAGGAATGGCGGTCAGATTTTCGCCCGGTGTATATACTATCAATGATGAATGGGAACTTGAAATTTCAGGCGTTTTAGATTCACGAACTATGGCAGTTAAACACGCTAAAGCGGAGCGCATTTAATGGCAACTTTACAATCGCCACTTTTCGCAGAAAATCATAATTTATTTTCTGAAGAATCGAACACCTTTGACTTTGGTTCAAATGATGCAGATTCGTTTCAAAATACATTATATGACAATGTAATGGTATCATTACAAGATTTAATGCGAAATGAATTCAATATCCCGGTCATTGATGAACATCGCGGGAACCAATCGTTTGTCCTTGATCCAACAGAAGATACATTAATCGAACATTTTGCAAGTGGTCAATCGCGTTCATATGTTATAAATATTATATACACATTAATACGCGGTGGAGGATTCAAAAGAGTAAAAGAAAATTTAATTTCAACGGCTGAAAACGTAAAAAGATTGATTCATAACAACGCACATTATTCGCCGTCAGGTGTTTATAAATACCACGATGGACGTATTGAATCGATTGAATATGAACAAGACGAAGAAAATCTTGACATATTTCGCGCTAATATGTCGTTTAATTGTACCGTTACGGAGGTTTATGTATGAAGTATATTATTGGAAAAAATATAAAGTCTTTTAATTCAATCAATGATTATCACGGACTTGGGAAAGAAGTCGCAAAAGCATTGGCAGAAGGCAAAGAAGTTGACATCAAGAATCCGCCCAAAGAATTATTGGATGGTGGATACATTATCAAAAAACAAAAAAGGAATAAATAATGTCATTAGATAAAACAGTATATTCCGGAAAACAATTTGAATCGTTCTTTTCAATTCAAACGGGCAATCTTGGCGCGAATAGTGTATCCGGAACATTGTATAAATTAAGAACGCCCGAAGTCAATGATATTGATTTTGCAGAGGGTTCACAAAGAGCAGAAATAGAACGATCAGGTCAAAGAATACTAAGACCGGACGATCATATCGTTGTAAATAAAGGCGGAACATATACTTTCACTTTTAGCGATTACGCAGTAGAAAACGAAACCGTTCTTCAATCATTGCTTCAATTAGTTACCGAAGACACTTCCCCAAGTGCAACGGTTACAATGACCGGCAACCAAGCAACGGTTGCATATGAGGAAGGCGCGTCAACCGGCGAATATGCTTGTGTTGTTATTTCATCGCCTGACGCTGACGAAGATCGCTTGATGCACTCGTCCATTTTACAAGAGTTGACACTATCAATGAATCCAACTGTAAACGGCGGAAGACTTACCGCTTCAGGTGTGTTCTTTAGTGGATATCAACCAGTAATTGGAACCGAAGGAACATCGCCAAACGCTACCGCAGTAGATTTCACAAAAGGATTTTTCGATTGTACAACTATGACAATTGGAGGAAATGACGTTGTTTTGAATAACTTTGAAATGACCATATCAAATCCGGCTCAAAGAGTAGGATTTTCAACTGTCAATTCAATTAGTCACGAACCTTCCGCATATATGCGAGGTGGTCAAGTCAACGTAACGGGTACAATTAGCGCAAAGCTTGACGACAATGTTGTTGATACAATCGCAGATTTTAGGGCGGGAACATCGCGAAACATTAGCATTGGCGACGGATCAACGATTGACTTTGATATTCCAACCGCTAAATATACCGGATACACACATACAAATACTGACGCGGGAGTCTTTATTGACTTACCGTTTAAAGCAACGGCGGACGGTTCAAACGCATTGTTTACTATCACTACAACATAATAACATTGGGAGCGCAAAAATGACAATTAAAGTCGATGGGAAAGAATACATAATAAACGAATGCACATACGCAGAAAGAAGGGAATTGCATAAATTGAACGCAATGACTTGGTGGGAAGGCAAGATGGATGTTGACGCATATTACGCAGTTCTTGAGCGTGTGGGCGAAATAGCCGGATTAGGCGAAGTAGAATTTCAAGGAATGGAAATGCCTGAAATTGACAAAGTTCTTCAAGCGGTATTTCTTGAATACTTGGGGATTGATCCGGCAAAAAAGGATTCCGGGGGTTAAGCCTTGCGGTTTGGTGCAGTTTTTTCGGTACTCCAAAACCGCCTAGATCATATAGTCGCCTCCCCTATACTGTGGCGAAACTCCCGGTTACTTATAAACACAACGCGGTAAGGATAAACACGATCGATGACATATGGAATATTATTGACAAAGTTTGTGAACCTAGTGAACATTACACCGATGGTCAAATTTTGTACTATACCGTTCCATTCTTTGCAGATTGTTCTTATTTGCTTGAATCTTGGCACTATGATATGATTAACGAATATAATTACATCAAACGATTCAACATATCGCTTGGTAAACTTGATGATATTTCAGCGCATCGATTAGATTGTTTTACAATAATTGAAAACGAAATAAACGCTTGTCAGGCAGAAAAGGCAAAAAAAGAAAATGGCTGATAAATCTTTAAACATCCCGATAAGGGTAAAAGGCTCAAAAAAAGCAAAACAAGACTTAAAAAAGGTTGATAATAGTATTGTCAAAATGGGAAAGTCCGCAGTCCAAGCCGGGGCAGCGTTTTTTGCCGCATCTGGAATTATAAATGGATTTAAAAATTTAATAGATTTGACGGCAACACAAGAACTTGCAGAAAAGAAGCTTGAGGCATCACTTGGGAGGGTTTCTAAAGGTTTGTTGTCGCAAGCATCAGCCTTGCAAAGGGTTTCAATGTTCGGCGATGAACAAATAATTGAAGCTCAAGC